TACATAAGTATTTCGATATGCTGGCTGATTCTCTTAATAATGCTGGTTATGACGTTAGAAAGGCAATGAGGCATGATGCACCCATACCATGGACCCAAAATCTTGTAAAGGAGCTTATATGGCGTAAAGTACAAAAGGCGATGTTTGATATAGAATCAACAACAAAGCTTGATGTGAGCCAAATTAGCGATGTTTACGAGGTGATTAATAGGTATACGGCTGAATCCTTCTGTGTGAGCGTTGCTTTTCCTGAAAAAGACAGGTTAATAAAATGATAGTTGATGATATTCAATTCAAAAAAGACTGTCTCAGGCGGTATTACGCTGATATGGATATTAGCAAGGCTAAGCGCTTAAAAAGCAAGTATGAAACAGACAAGGGAAAACCAACCGCTAAATCAAGAGCTTTTGTTAAGCGGGTAAATGTGGCTAAAGGTTATGATCTGCTATGAGTGTAGCAAAATTAAGGTGTAAGCACTGTAAAGAGTATTTTAAGCGTGAAACAATGGTTCAGTTTCCTTCTGGTCGGTTTTGCACTAAAGATCACGCTGTTCAATGGTCGATAGACAACCAAGATAAAGGGAGAAAGAAAATTGATCAAGCCGAACGCAAAGCGATTAATCAAGCGAAGAAATCAAACCTTAAAACTCGAAAAGATGCGGCAAAAAAAGCGTGCCATGATTACATTAGAGTTAGAGACTCAGGAAAGCCTTGTATCTGCTGCGGCAAACCATTAGGAACAAATTATCATGCTGGTCACTTCCTGGAGTCTGGCAATAATCCCCAAATTAGATATGATGAAGATAATATCCACGGACAGCGGCTAGATTGTAATTTTTTCAGAGGTGGTGATTCTGGCTCATACAAAGAAAACTTAATTGATAAGATAGGTGAGTTTGCTGTAAATCAATTGTTAAACCTTCAAGGTGGCACTGTGAAGCGTACACCTGATGATTATTTGGTTATTGAAAAATACTACAAAGAAAAATTAAAGGAGCTACAAAAATGACTTACTTTTCAATATACCTAGCGCTATCCGTTGTAGTAACTGCAATAGCAACTAGGCTTTTCAATAATGATTAAGGATAATTCAGAATAGATAATGCTCCGGCATTGTCTATAGTTAGCTTTTTGGTTACCAGACCATTAGGGCTAACTAATACTATACCTTTACCGCTCTGGGTTAATCCAGCGTCACCAGTTTTATCAAAAAAGAAGGTTCTAATCATAGAGCTTGAATCATCATTCATTATCTCCATAAATCCGTCACCACCATTACGTTTAAATCTCCATTTTGTACCTGATGAAGGGCTGATATCTATGCCGCCGCTAGCTAATGGTATGTCAATACCTCCACCACCTAGTATTTTAATGGATAACTGAACTGTATCCGTTGAAGTGGACTCCTTAAACTCATTGAAAGTTAATATGTTGGCATCTGGCATTGTTATCTTGCATCCAGTAGCGGCGAAACCTCTATTAAATACTGTTGTAGGCGTAGCCGAGTAATATTGATTATCTCTTGCGCCGGTCAAAACATCATCTAGCACCGTTGTTCCGAGAGATAAATTGCTAGCATCAAAATAATGTGTCTTTAATTTTGCTGTATCGTCATTGAATTCTATATTGTAGTTTCGGTAACAGTTTGAAACTATATTTCCTCTGTAGTCACCGTTAAGGGCTGGCGTCCCCACAGCTTTAAAAGCATCTATTCCACCTCGTAGTTTATCATGGCCGCAATTATCGACGGCATTATTCCAAATCCTTGATCCAGTAGAATCAAGAGAATTATGGATACCATAACCACCAGTGCCTTCGGCTTTACATCCTTGAACAGTTGCGTTGGTGCATGAATCAAGATCAATGCCATCACCCACGGAATTTATTGCATGAACGTTAAATACCTGAGCGTCAATACAGCTCTTTAAATCCAGGCACTCATGATCATTGTTTGACCCACCTACATTGATCTGATTCGCTTTATTACCGTCTAGCAGGCCGTTTTTTACGGTTGGTGTACCGCCGTCAAGTTGGTAAACATAAGTATTAGTTATTGCTGTGACATCTTTAGGTTTTAATTGAACTTTTGTATCTCTACTCTCATGCTCTATTGTGTACTTTGCGCCGGTGAATTTAATTAAATCGACAACATAAAAGCTACTTGGTTTGGGCACATAAAATATTGATGCTGTTCCTGCGTCAATGTGATCTCGCGCTGCTAAGAATGGGCCAGTGTCCTCCGTCACGCCATCACCTACCGCGCCAAACTGCTTAACATCCACAGTTCCTGCGCCCTGTAATACAGCAACATTCCCATTAGCTAACTCATGGTCTCCGTAACCATCGAATGCTTGTGGGGTTACTATCAAATACCTAGCAGCCCCTGCATCACCCTTAGCGTAATATCCACCAGTCTCTACAAACTGACCTTCTTTTAATTTAGCTAATTTAAGTTTAGCAACTGTATCAAATGTTTTCATATTGTTTCCTTAGCCTCCTTCCGAGGGGAGGCTCTAAAGTTATGTTGGGGGAGCATGGTTTGCAGTTAGATTATTGAGCGCGCTCAAATCTTAGACCTATTAGCTCATAATCAGCCGCCAAAGTATCATTAGCATGGCTGCCGGCTCTAGATATCCTAAATGATTGAAAATCTTTTCCGTCCATCGTCAACGATGTTGCTGTTATCTTAGGTGTATCAAGCTGATGCTTAACATTTCCAACAGTGTGGTCTAGATTAGTTGTGGTTCCAGATACATTTAAAGCATCTGTATCATCATAAGTGTCATAGGTTAGGCTGATTCTAGCAACGCCAGCCGCCAACGAGTTTTGGGTGAAATAACCATACACATTAAATTTCAGCCAGTTCTTGCAAAGCTCTGGAACTTTTCCGGACAAAGTATCTGTCGCTGCATCTGATAACGTCCAGCAAACTTGCCTTGCACCGCCGCAAGTTGCGAGTGTTGGTGTGCCAGATAATAACGATATTTCATTGGCATTAACAAAGGTAGAATTCTCAAAGCCGTCGATATGTAAGTTCTGACTATTAAGATTTGTATTTAATTCACCGCTATCATCTTCTTGATTGTAAACCCAACACAAACCATTATTTGCATCAGAATCATTACTATAAATTCTAAAATTTGGCGTTCCTGTTTTTGTGTTTGTTCTAGTTACTAACCCGTGTACTTCTGATCTCATACCTGATGTGCTATGGATAACAGCGTAAGTTGCCAGGTAAGTATCATCAAACGTGCAGTTAATAATCGACAAACTATTAACGATTATCGTGTCCTGTGTGCCACTAATAAATCCCGTGGACGTTGCTACTACTCCATCTACACCATCCATAGGTTCTAGGCCTTCTAAATGTAGGGAGTTTATTGTTAAAGTTTCCCCACCATTTGCTAGTATAGCTTGGGCTATTTTACCATGCTCTATGTTAAGTTGGTTAAATACAGACTCATTCACCGCACTGAGTTTAACACCGCGTACAGCGTTTTGTGCAACTCCTGCTCTTTTGAAATTAATGTACATGTTAGTAAATACGTTCCCTGTTGAACCGCCATTTACAGAGGTTAAATCCATACCTGTATGCGATACACCAAAGGCGTAGATATTGTCAAAAGAGCATGAGAAGCAGTTAGCGTTCGCTGTGTCCTTCGTGGTCAGTTTTATTGCATAAGCACCGTTCGTCAATCTTAAGTCTCGGAAACTCGAATTAAAGTTCACATCTACAAGGTTAAGGCATACAGCGCTGCTATCTGTGTAAGGCAGACTCGGACTAAAGTTTAAGGATAGACTCTCTACCTTATTAAATGATCCACCCACTTGTAGCACAGGCGTATTAGGTGTAGTTTGTTGTATGATAGTACCTCGCATATTGTCTCCTACGAGTGTACTGTCAGACGTTAGCATCGTTAACGCTGCTGTTATCTTATAAGTTCCCTTTGGTACATTTACGCAGGCACTAGCAGAATAGTCCAAGGCCGCTTGTATAGCTGCTGTATCATCCACTACCCCGTCACCAACAGCTCCAAACTGCTTGACATTAGCTACAGTCCCAACCCTCAACACTAAAGCTAAACTAGCAACACCCGTACAAGCCACAATATTATAAGTATTAGCTGTAACGCTTGAAGCTAACACAATGTCCCACATAGCACCGCCACCATTACCCGTGGTACGCTCTTTAAGGTTTACGCTATCACCTGCTAGTATTTTAGTGCTAGCTATCGCATCGGCTAGTGTAGCGAAGTTGTGTACGAACTCTCTGCGGATACCACTATCTATCCCTTCACCAGTACCAGTACGCTTAGTCAATGTAACTATTGTCCCTGCTGGGTATGATTCAAGTAAGGTTATAGAGGTTTCAGTTGCAGCAGGCACATCCATATCGTTACTGTTCAAACGCCTACTATCTACACCCACGCCATTAATGTGGAACTCTGCTAATGTAGTAGTGTACTCTGTGAATGTAACTACTGTCTGTCCATCAGTGAGTGTCTTTGACTCTGACACTGAGGGTATGGTTATTAGGCCGTCTTCTGTGATACCTAGCACATCACCTAGGCGCACTGCATCCGTTAGGTCGGTTGGTTTACCTAGATTGTTAATTTGGTAACTATTCATGTCGATGTTGCCGGCGCCGATAGCCGCGTTCACGTATTCTAAGCGCCCATTAGAATCAAAACCTAAAACCTTGCCGCTTCGGGTCGCTATGTCGGCTAGCTCAGTATTGCTGGAATTTAAAGCAGTATCATCAATTGGCGCTCTTATTGATAGCTCCGCCGTTCCGTTAATTTGCTGTTGAGCCGCCCATAAGCGATCGAAGTCATCATTAACTTCAGCAGCTAAAAAGTCACCGTTCTGCTGGTAATCGGTTAAACGCTCTAGGTTCATATTTCTATAAAGCGTCATAATATCGCCAGAAGTCGCGCCAGTTACTAGCGTTACATTTCCACCAGCATCAACACCAACACCAGAAACGGTATAGTGAGTACCTTCTGTTAATAGTGCGCCGTTTTGCTCTACAGCAATATCGTCCTTGCTGAACACTTCAAACGTGTATGGAAATATAGTTTGCGCTGCTGTAGCTGTGTATTGATTGCGTGTTCCGTTGTCATTTATAGCCATATTATTTGCCCATTATCTTGCGTTGTTTTTCGGTTGATTGCTGCTCTGCGTTTGTTTGTAGTTCTGGAAATTCTTTAAACATTTGAGCTCTAGCTGCCTGCTTATACTCTGAGAATTTATTTAATATTAATTGGGATTTTCCACCATCAACTCCACTACCTAAACCTTTGTATAAGCTCGATCTAAATTGCTCCCTAAGTGCTTGCTTTATCGGTTTTCTGTCAACTTCGGCATTATCTTTGCCTGATGCCAATACAACGTATCTATCGTATTGCTCCGGCGTTAACTCAACCCCCATAATGCTTTTTCTTGGCATTGGGACCGGAGTTCCTTGCGCTACAATTTCTTCAATCACCAAATCACGCTTTACTTCACTTGTGTAAACAGGGCTTAAAATGTCTGGCCCTAATCCGCCCTGTAAAACCACCTTCTCACCAAAAACATTTCTTCTTGGAGGTAAATCCTCTGATAGCCCTGGCGTTCTAGATTTAATGTGGTCTATGATGCTGTAAGTTGCTTTCATCTCTGGACTAATAACCCTTTCTAGTGATGCAACACCAGAAGGAATAACTGTTCCAGCTAACCGCTTGATCCAGTTTTTAACTTTTGTTTGTTCTGCCCCAACCTCTGAGCTAGTTGAACTCATCATATCAAAGAACTCAGCAACACCCCGTAAGTAGGTTTTACTGGTTACATTTTGAGCTGTTGCCATAATTGACGCGTAAGCCACGTCGAACCCGTCCTTCTCATCAGCGTGCAAAAGTATCTCTGACATATCAGCAGAAAGCCCTAAAAATGCCCCTATAGGATCTAAGCGGTTGTAACTGTAATAGGTGTCGCCAATCTTAATCGAATAAGGCTGCCACCCCGTTTCCCTTAACATTCTATTTTGTTGCCAGTTAGCAGGACCTTTACCAGTAATGTCTCCGGATGCCGTATAGTCAGCACCTATCGCCATTAGAGTTGATCCTGTTGCTATCTTTGCTAAAGCCATATCTTTTCTCGCACCACCCGCCGCAATCTCAGCGCGAACGCGTTGCGATAATGGAGCTAGAATAGTTCTCTCGCCTACATACTTCATTATATTTATTGGTGTTCTAATAAATGGCATGATCACCTTAGCGCCTGGTACCTTCTCTCTTGCTGACTGGATTGCTTTTCCGGCATCGCCTAGCTCTTTAGTGAATGTTTGATATCTGCCTGTGTCAATTGCCTCTAAATGCAAGTTTTCCGGCGGGTTGGTTATTAGTGAGGATATTCTTTCTGCTAGCTCGTCACCCTCTAAGCCTTCTTTGCTTGCTGCTCTAAATGCTTGGGCGTTCAACTCCATTCTATACCCGATAGTTTTGAATAACTCGTCACCAGCCATTAGGAATCGCCCTGGCAATCTAACTATCTCCCCAAGAAGATCAGCTGCCCTGCCTGCTGTTCCTGTTAGATTTAGGTTTTTTGCAGTTATAGACCTGAATTTTGTCATCTCTGCTTTTTGCAATGGATCAGTAGGCTCGCCAGTCTTAATAACATCCCAGGCCATTTTCATTCCATCTTTATAACCCTCGATCATGCCTTTAAACTGCATTGTGGCCTCACCTACTGCCACTGAATCCGCCGAACCTCTAGCCTGTCCAAGTAAAGACGCTATCTTTCTTTCACCGACCGCCAACCCAGACACAACACTATTCGACACAACATTGACCACATGAGTTGCAGGGCTTGATAGTAAGGCGTTTATCCATGCTTCATAGATCATTTCAGGCTTTGTTGCCTTGGCCGCACCATCAACAAACTGATTTATCTGGTGGGTTGTTTTTAAGTCTCCCATTTTTTCAGCTAGTCCTCTTGTGACATTTTCACCACCACCAACTTCCAAAGCCTCTTTAATAGCTCGTTCCTGCTCCTTTGCGCTCTTTGCCATAATTCTAAAACTTGACAATGCCCGCCCAGCTTCGGACGTCAATCCAGATACTTGCTGTTGTATGGCTTGATGTTGCGCCATTGCTCTGCGGAATAAGGCTAAATCTTCTACACCTCCACCTTTTGCTTTGTCAGCTAAATCAAATAACTTTTCACCGCTAGCGACTAATATTTTTCTGGACGCGACAGCTTGTTCGGCATTGAAGGCTTGACCTCTACGTCTATCAAGCAGATCATCAACAGTCATACCTAGGTCGTCAGCTAGTTTTTCAGTTTCTTCCAGCGTTATAGCTTCGCGTCTTGCTTCATTTATCTTGGTTGAGTCTGCTTCCGCTACATTATCTATCAAGCTTTTTACGTCATCTGTAGTTTCCAGCCTTGATAGGTTAATGTTCTTTGCAGCCTCATCATCTGCCACGCCGGCGGCCTGTTTAAATTCTTGCTCTTGCTTTGCTGCTTTTTCTTCAAAAGGTATAAAGTCACCTTCTTTTGTATCGTCAACTTTTAATTCTTTTGTCTTTGATAACTGCTCTGCTTTTTCTATGTCAGCTTTAGCCGCTTTTGCTTCTTTAGATGCGATTGTTTTAGCTCTGACAGTCTTTACAGCTTTTAGGAATGTATCAGCTACACCCCCAAGAGCAAACCCTTCTAGAGCGTTTTTAAAGCGCCCTTCTGCTTTTGAATCTTCTGGATCGGCCTCTAGATATGATGTAACTGGATTGCTTAATGCAGGGTATTCTTCGATTAAATCAGATAGTCTCTCGTCGCTAGGGTCAAATACAACTGAGTCAGCGATCGCGCCGCCAGCCATAGCAGATGAAACCGCACCTTTAACACCCATTGCTTTAACAGCCTTCACACCAGGAAGAAACCCAACTAAAAATTGTGAGATGCCTTTAATTAGTCCACCAGTAACAGTTCTAGGATCATCAAGCTCCGGCATAATGTCACCCACTCCGCCGCGCTTCTCTGCTTCTGCTCGTGTAATCATCTCAATATCAAGATTGCCTTTTTCATCAACAAACTGAATAATAGTTTCCCAATCGTCCATCCCAAACAAATCTTCAATGCTTGAGCCTAAGTCATCAACTGCATATAGGGCTTCTTGAACCCCCTCGCTTATGCCCCCGACTATCTGCCTTGGAGCCTCAATAATACCTCCAACCACATCAGAAGCAATTCCGCCAACCGTAGATGCAATACCTTTTGCTGATGCCATTAAATCAAAAGACTCATCCTCTGGCTCAACTGGTTTTAGCGATTTAAGTAGTTTGTCTGCTGGTGTTAAGTTTGAGTTAGCTCTAGCGTCTAAGTAGCTTGATGATAGATCGTCCTGCGCTTGAGTTTCGCCGCTTGATAGCATTAGGGCTGATGTGACGCTTAAACCTGCGGTAGCGCTTTGCTTCGGTCTGATCATCGACTCGCTAATTGTGTAATCTTTCTCCACCCCTTTGTTTTCTACAAAGCCAAATCTTTTATAAAACTTTTCCAGTCTTTTTTTGTTTCCGCCAAAGTCGCTAGAAGGTGTTAGAGCTAGCGCCTTTTCCTGCTCATCAGCCACGCGAACCAAGTCGCTCATAGCTTTTGAGCCTGCGCCTCGCCCTCTTTCTTTTGCCACTATTTTATCTACAGTGATAACTTCGTCTGACTCTCTTATCATTAAATCAACGTCTGGATTGGATTTTTTCAACCCTTTTATAGCCCCGCTAATCACGCTCATTTAAAGCTGCCTCGTATGATTTGTGGAATTGGTTTATTAGTGTTTGGTATTTCTTGAACTCTTGGATTTCATTGTACTGCCTTTTGAACTCATCTTCACTTAATGTGCGCTGATTAGCTCTTGAGGTTTGTTGTCTTTGATATTCTTCAACCAATAGTCTTGCCGATTCATCTATATTGTCGGTGCTACCAAACGAGGGGTTGTAACCTATAAACTTATCAACGTCGATCAAATCTCTCGCCACATCTGCTGGACGCTCTCCGCCCAATATCCGCTCATCAAAAACCAGCTCTAACTTGGCTACTTTCTTTTTGTTTTCTATCGTGCCAAAACCACCGATACCCGGATCAAAAACAGAATCAACTAAAAACTTTTTAAACCTTTTTGATTCGCTTGAGTTTAATATTGACTTTCCGCCTCCCTTTTCTTCTTCAATAATAGAGTTAGCTTTAGTGAATAAAGTGATTGCCGTATCAGATAACAAGCTACTACCGATATTATCCCTGATAATCTCTTTTGCTTTTTTGGGATCCTCTAAAATCATCTCGTTAATATTTAATATTAATTCTGGGTCGTCTTGACCCTTCCCTCTCGAATGATAAGTGTTAGTTAATAGTTTGCCTTGCTCAAAGCTAATAGCGTTGAGCTTTATTGCTGTGTTGATTTTACTAAGATTAGTGTCACCAGATGACATCCCTAACCATAGAGCCTCTACATTGCTTAATTGATAGTCGTCTTTAGCCTCTTTCGCCTTTAGCTCTTGCCTGTCTTGCAGGTCATAATAATTCGTCATATCTGCATGTAAAATATTTAATAGGTTTCTGTGCTGCTCTGGTGTTTTCCCTTTTGTCTTCTCATCTTTCACCTTCTGCAAGAACTTAATAGCTCCACCTTTATCTAGAACCCCTTTGAATGCATATCTATTAGCTTCTATGTAAACGCTATCTATTAAGGTTTTTACTTGATTATCATGCTCAACTTTACTTATAGCGCCGCTTTTAAGTCTAGCGCCGATAAGGTGTTTAGCTTTAACTAGGCTATCAGATGCTGATTTATAATCACCTTCAAACGCAAAACTTAGTGCTGATTCCGTATTACCGTTAACTCCTAACGTTATCTCGTCATCTGCCTCTATTAAGTTCTTCTGCTTTTCTGATTCGCGTATCTTTATAGATAGGTTGGTGATGCTTTCATCTAGAGATTGAGTTAATAATAACTGTGTTTCAGGTTCCACGTTTTCTATAACGCTTTTTTTATACTCCCCCGCAAGCTTGCTGAATGCTGCCGTGTCTGTTGAGTGATCGCTAGCTAATTGTGATAGTTTTGCCTTTACATCGTTCCCAACTCCCGCCAAATAACTTGCCTGCATAGCATCGTCATAAGATTGATCGTAAATACTAAATAAACTACCTTTTGTTTCTTCTAGTTTTTCACCTTTTTCGGCCTTCTTTAGCCCAGCTTTAGCGCCAGCAATGCGCCCCTCTTTCTCTCTGCGCTTTGCACCCTCCTGAAATGCTAGATCGCCTACCTGCTCAAATAAGCCTGATATAGCGCTTGATCTAGCCCCTGCGGTTGGATCTACGCCTGTAGGTCTTAACGCACTAAATAAACTTACTTGTTGTTGTCTTGGCATTGCTAATCCTGCGGTTACGGCTTAGTTAACTTTGCGGCTTTAGTGCCAGTTTTTAACAAGGTTGACGCTGCCTGCCATTTGCCTTGTGAGGCTACATTTTTAGCTTGTCTTTGTAGTTGAGCCTGCCTCAACCTTGAGCTTAAACCTTCAAGACCTTCACTAATAGATGCTTGTTCTGCGCTCGCTAAAGCGATAGATTCTGGAGTGCCTTCACCCGCAATGCCTGATGTAGCTTGACCGACTACGTTAGCAGCTAACACCTTGTTAAGTTGCTGTCTGCGTTGTAGCTCTCGACCTTCTGCGGATATTTTTTCTTGCTCGGCCTGTCTTTCTAGTTCATATTCTTGCGCTTTCGCAGCATCCATTTGGCCTTTTGCTGTAACTACGCCGGAAACAACAACTACGGCGGTAACTAACCACATACTAATTTACTCCCGTGATTATTGGCTATTTTTAAGCCTTCATCCTCGATAATGTCTCTTTGTATTTCCGTAATATCTGTCTTATCTGTCGGATGAAAACCAGTAATTATAGTATCTTCAATCGCCAAGATAGCCCTCTTTGCGCCTACCTTTGATATGCCAGTGTAGGGAGCTGAAAATATCTGCTCTCTATCGCCGTCTTTAATGACACATCGACCTTTACTTATAGTTATAAAAAATTCAGTCTTATGTTTTGCGCCAACTAAACAAACGCCTTTAGGAATAAACATCTCTCTAGCATAAACACCACTACAGAACGTGTGAACTGTTTTGCATTCTGCTTGAGGCATTTCCAGCATTGCTGCTTGTAGTTCCTCTATCACGATGATTCGACCTCGTATTCTATAGCTAAAATGGTTACCGGTGTAGGGTCTTCTGCTGTAAAAACTGGCATTTCATCGACACCCCAACCTAAGACGCCTAGTATATCATCTATAACGCCTGTAGTAATCTGAGGAAAGCTATCCAAAGGGCTTGATGTTGACTCATCAAAGAATCTAACAGGTAAAGGAATTCTGTCAACCATAAGCCCGCTAGCATCTTTAATCCTCATGTTCATTCTGACTATCTTTTTGCGGCGCATAGAGTTTTGGCCGCTACCTATATTCGTGTTAATAGGCATAGTCTTTAGTGTTGGAATATAGCTTAATCCGACCTGAATTTTAGCATACTTCGTTTCTGATGATGATAATGTAATTTTTCCGCTTGAAACAACTCTATCCTCTAAGGCTATAACGCTTAGTGCGTTTGATGGATCAATAGCTGCCACTTTAACTGTTGCACCTTCCAGATGCTCTAGACCTGCAATCTCTGTTAATGGCGCTACATTAGCGATAGTCAGTCCGTTATCTACATAGTGATCAAAATCCCATCTTTCAATGAAATTGGACTCAACACCATCAATCGTTCTTTTATTAATCATGTAAAGCTCGTCATCAACCACAGACACATCATCAATAAACCCGCTTGTTGTCCACTCTGTGAAGCCGTTTATATCTTGACTCCTTAACGTATTCAACACTGTTGCGCTACCGTCATTATTAACTATAAACACCCAGTTCGCGCTATCTGACGAAGTGCCGCCAAGGATCGCTATATCTTGAGGTGTTTTGATTAGCTCAGGGCTTAATACGCTAGCATCTCTTGATGTATATGCGTCCTCTTGGAAAGAGAATATATATTCTTTTATGCTTTTACCGTTTCTGTCTGCAAATATAGTTGCGCCGTCAATCTCTTTAGCTTCCATATTCAATGAGCCATGACTTGTTTGAGGTGTGATAGTAAAGGTTGTTGGCGTAACAGGGCTTATATTAACTGTAAATTCTGATCCATCTGTAAATATTTGAAGGTTTCGCCCTGGGAATACATCAACAATATTGTTTAGTTTTCGGCTAGATATTGTAGTGAATATCGCGTCATCGTCATCTCCCTCATCAATATCAAAGTTAAAAGCTGAACCGGACTTACTTAAGAATACACTCTGAGGTTTTGATTTTGTACCACCAAACACTAGCCGTCCCTCATAAAAACAACCCGTTTTTGGATAACCTCTGGTACTTGACCAGACATCCTCTTTGCGTGGAACGCCTGTTGTTGTATGGGTAAATGCTATTGATTTAGATGCTGTTCCGCTTGTTGGAAATGCGCTAAACAGTTCAAAGGCTTTTGCTGATTCATCTGCAACTGTGATCGTATATTGTAACGCGCCAGTTCTAGCAACAGATACGCCAGTTTCTCCAAAATTAGGCATGTCTTGTAAGTTCTTTCTGATATTCTCTGCTGTTGAGCTTTGCTCGTCGGCTGTAGCATCACCAGCAAAGGTTATATTTTTGCTAAATATTCCCTCTACATCGATCTGAAATGTATCGCCAGCAACAAAAGCGGTAAAGGTTAATACTTGAACATCACTTGTAGGTGTTGGGCTTAATGTATCATTATAATCAAATTGAGGTATATTAGTGAATGGCGCACTATCTATAGACCAATCTGTATCAGTACCAAGATTGATCACTCTTTTAACCTCGTTATCCTCTTGAATTAACAGCATAACCGATTCCGACTGGATGTCTCTAACAGCTTTAACCATACCGGTTGTGTATGGCACTTTAATATCAGCTACATGCACATTAGTGTTTTTTCTGAATATACGCAAATTACCATCAGTGAAGCTAAATAAATAATGCCTGTCCGACTCTATACTAAAATCTTTTAGCTTTACCTCTGATAGTGTTGAGGTTAACTCCCATAGATTAAAGTCTGACAAGTTAACCCTATTAGCACCTAAATCAGTTGAACCAATGCGAGCTAGACGCCAATATCTTGCGCTAGTTTTTACGGCTAATCTAAAGTCTTGAGAATTGGTTCCAATTAAAGGGACTGTGGCTCTCGTTGTATAAGTAATATCATCAGTTGATGACTGAACAACAAACTCTGAGCTTGTACCGCTTGTTAAAAAAATACCCCTAACGTCCACAACTTCAATATAAGTAGCTGTGCCTAAATCTTGTTTAGCAACGACATAGGGGTCAAGCGTGGATATATTCGTAGTCGTTACGGTTGCTGTTGTGTCATCTTCATCACTAATGTTTGCACCTGTGCCGCCGTTAGGCATGGTGTTGGTAGTGGTGTTTCTGGATAATATAGGTAAAGCTTTCTGGATAAATTCAGTTCCGGGCCTGCGTCTAATACCGCCTTGAGGCATTAAAACCCAATCACGGCCAATCTCTAACCCTTGGTAATACTGATCTATATCAGTCCGACCCTTTAATAATGGAGATAAAACCCCTGAAGTAAAAGCGTTCTGAATGAATCTTGATTTAGCCATTTAGCGAGCCACCAAATGTATATCTGCGGTCGAGGTTGCACCCTCCACACATAAAACAATAGCTCGGGCTCCTACGGAGTTGCAGCCCCCCGTATTTGATAAAAAATTGAAGTCAAACGCCATTAGAATCTCACATTAATAAAAGGCTTGTTAACGATAGGTGTTTGTGGGTGCTGCATAGAATCTGTAGCTCTCGCCATTCTTGAAGCATTTAGGTACTCTTGCGCCATCCTATCCGCTGAGGCCGCGCTATCCCTTATAGATGAAGCAAAGTCCCTGGCTAGGGCGTATTCGACCATCTTAGAGAAATAAACAGGCCATTCTGATTCGCTTACATTACTTATATAATCGCAATATAAAGCCTCTGATAAGTTTGTATAAACTTTGCTGCCGTATATTTGGTAGCCAACATTAGGATTAATCTTAATTAGCGTAAGCAAGTCCGCTGGTAGTTGATAGGCGTTCTGCCAGTCGTCTAAAGGTGTTTCTGTTAATAAAGCTAATTGAGCCTTGCGTCTAGCAAACCCCCATCTATGCTTTGTTAATTCGTTTTGGACTATATTGTCATATAGGTTGGCTGCTACTTTTTGAGCGCGGGAATTACCCACCAAACTATTTAAGGGTTCATCGCCAATTAAAATTAGGGCGTTAGAAACTAAATCTAATTTACTAGCCATGAGTTAACCTATATGAAAGAAAAGAAAGAGGGCCGAAGCCCCCTTGTTAGTCAGTGTCGGTTTCCGCGATCGCTGTGCCGTCAGAAACATCAACAACGCCAGCCGCGTTAGTTAAAACGACACACCAATTAGTTGTTGGAGTAGCAGTGTCAGTAACTAAAATGACATCTCTAATCCCTAACTCTGCTGATGCGTCATTAAAATAACCCGCAGTATTTACTGTTGCTATTGCATCAGTGCTTGCGTATGACCAGATTGAAGGTGCTGAACCTGTACCCGAACCAATGCGCGCTAAACCATCTCTTGAAAAAGCCATGATAACCCCCTAAGCCGTTTGGTCGTATTGAACTTTAACATAACCGCCAGTGTCACGAACCACGGCCCCCGCTTTTAGCATACCATTAGATAACCAAGCTGTACGCTCAGGAACCCAATCAACACTAGTTTTGTTCTCGAAACCTTGAGCCATACCAATTGCACCTTTATGGTATGCGTATGAATCAACGATATCAGATGCAACCGTTAAGCCGCCTTCGTCGCGTGTTTCGATAAAGTTAAAAGTGAAGCCCATAAATGACTTAATATCACCGTTAACTAAAGCTTTGATGTTCGCGTAATCCGCGTTAGTTGCTGTGCTGTCGTTTAATAGACCACTTAGACCTAAAGCAGAGCCAACAAAAAACAACTCGCCATCACCCACACCTTGGTCTTTTAGAGCGACCTTAGCTGAGATTAGGTTAGCAACCTTCAAGTTGGTAGCAACTGTAATATCACTTGCGTCTGGCGTACCTGCGTCCATCGCATCAATGATGATTTGATCTGAACGACGACCCAAAGCGCCAGCGATAGCCTCTGCTAATTCTTGCTTTTCGTCAAAGTTAACTTCTGCTTGATCGAAAATATCCGTATATTCTGGAGCATTCCAATTAGCTAAAGTTGCAGTTGCTAGACTATGCGATACATCCATAGGCGTAACTAAGTCTGATGTCGATTTTTGGTTAGCTAGACCTTTGCCTAACTTGCGAAATTTATATGTATCAGCTACAACATTGTTCCGAATGGTAACAGAGGGTTTTAACACACCCTTGCCTTGGTAGGCTTTCTTTACCATTGAATCAAATTCTGTGACTGCTACACTAGATAGTGTCTTACTCATTTTGATTACCTCAAAAATAGAATTGAATTAAATATTTCTTTGAGGATTTAGTATTTGATTGTCCCGCCTAAAGCGAGGTCTGTACTAAAACCTTTAAAACTTTAAACGGGCTTCGGTGGGAAGTTGTCCGATTGGCTAAATTATAGCTATTCTGACTATTTGTTGCAAGTATTCAACCAAATTGTTGAATATTTGGTTTGTTACCGCCGTACTCTTTCATCATTCGCTGGATCTTTAGTTCGTGATCGCGGTCAACAGAGCGCAGCCAGTTGTCATTCTCATCCTTGCGTTCCATCTCTATCTCAATGTCTCTCCAGGTAATGCCAGTCGGATTTTCACCGCCATCAATCGGTAGCTTTTTAGGCGAGAAAGCTTTGATTAAACTCTCAGCCAGCAAGACACTATCAGCAGTTGTGATCATATCTTTGACCTCATCATACTTATCGCCGGCTTTAAATTTAAGCGCGCTTTCAACCGCTTTAATGCGCTGCCCTGCATTATCGCCTAGTTTAGCCAGCTCTGCCTCTTGGCTAATTTCCTGTGCGACATTGGTTTGAGCTGACAACAACTCAAAGCCTTTCGTGAACCCTTCTTGATTCATGCCCATGTTTGTAGCTAGTTCGATATACTCAGCCGCTAATGCGTCATCCTTATCGAAACCTCCTGGCAACTCATAACCGTCTTTCGGTGCGCCAGTGAAAGATCCAAACTTCTTTTGTAGCTCACCATAGGCTCTAGCTTGCTCGTTTACGTTCTTAAAGTGATCTGATTGATACCACTCTGGCGTCTCACCTACACCCTTAACACCATCAGACTGAAACCACTCGCCTTCTGTTAGCTCTGGCGCAGACTCATCTAATAGACTCTCTGGCGCGCTCTCTTGAACCTCTGGCGCTTCGTTTGCTTCTTCACTCATCTTACTTTCTCCACGGTAGCTTTATAATTTGTTTATCTTTTTGTAACGGTTGGAACGTCATCATTGTGCTTGTTATTTCTTTTTTGATGTTGATTAAACTTAAATCGTTGATACTAACCCACTCAACCTGATTGTTACCTCGATAACACCTAAACGCCTTAAATTTGTGAACATAGGCGAATCTATCAAAGTCATACTGATTAGCGATAGAAGCTAACCATTCAGCCTCTAGACCTATATTATCAAAGAACACTTGATCAGCTTTAGTTATATTAACCTCAAAAGATGCTTTAGCCCCTTGCTCAGCCTCATCAGGATTATTAAGCTCTTTGTGCTTTTTAATTATTGTTTCTTCTTTCATATTCATAGCTTGCTTGATGCCGGACTCCTTAAGTTCCGCCCTCATTTGCTCGATATTGACTATATACTCCACTAGATCACCTCTGCTTTTGTTATTAGACTGATTATTGTATTCACTACGCCTTTCTCGCCATTCTTGTAAGCTGCAACATAATTCACATTAACAGCATCAAGAGGGGTGTTATTAGTAATAATGAAACGGTTAGTCAAATCAGCAATCACCCTCTTTCCATCATCTGACGCAAAACAGCGAGCGTAAGCTTTAGCTATGTCTGATTCAGCTTGCTTTCTTACTGCTGCCGCTTTCTCTGCCTTTAGCTTGGATTCAGGCGATAGCGAATCTTCTATATCTTGCCAGCTCATTAAGCCCCCTGTGGCGGTTGACCTTGAACCATGCCTTGTTGCGCTGCCTCTGCACCAGCTTGGATTACTTGAGCTTTCTCAGATGACGTTCTGACTAGCTCTTGTGGCATGCCTGTCTTCTCTGCCGCCCAGGTTCCGAAGTCTTCAAGCTTGTAGGCCATTTTAGCTTGATCTGGCCCTGCTGTTTCAAGCGTGAAGGCAACCGCTTGTTGTACTGAGAGTAAATCTTCTGCATCTTGCGCCCTCGCTAGCGGTGAAGTGAACTTGATATTTACCTCGCGACCACCGATAACAATCGGCTGAACTACGCCTCTGCTCTTTAGGATGAAGTGTACGCGCTTTAGTATTGGAATTAGCGCCTCAGTTTGCAATCGACCAAATGCAGACCCTATCCTCTTAGCTAACTCTCTAGCCTCAATAGCAAATTGAGTTGCTGAAACTACCGCGTCGCTTGGCTCTCTAACATCACTGAATAAAGCTCGTTTAATAGAGGTTTGTAGTTCATTGATTTCAAATAGACTTAGCTCAAGATTAGCACCTGTGTCCAGTCTAGCTAACGAAGGGTTAGATGTGTTATTGGAGCCTACCGGAATGACTACACCTGGCGCTATAGTGATATTGTAAGGATTGCTCACACCGTCATCGGTTGCAGTCCAGATACCACTCAGATCAATAGCCGACTTAGTCAATGCAAATTCTTTTGCCTTATTCAGCGACTTAACATCAGGTAATACATCCAAACAAGGGCCACGACCTCTGATTTCACCAGCCGTTTTAGAGTATCTAGATGTAACCATAGGGGATGATTCACCGTAAGACTCAACCCAAGATGCTTTCTCTTCATTCTTACACCATACAACCGCGTGATATTCTTGCTCTTTAGGCTCAAACATTAAACCCTGACAAATATCAACATCTGTATCAGGTGAATCCTTGATTAATGCGTCTAACTCGCTTGATACCTCAAACCCAGGCCATTTACGCTCGATATTGCGCGCCTTTACCTTAAATCGCCTAAAGTGAGTTTCAACTGTTCCATGCGGACCTTCCTCAAATGCTATACCAATCTGAGGAACCGAACTAAAGATAACAGGCATTTCTTCTGATTCATCCTCGTCAACCATCATGGTTGCTGTACCGATAAGTAGATCTAAAGCAAACTCAAAAAACTGAGTGCCAAAGTTACTCCTATTAAGTACATCAAAGAGTACTTCCGCCTGTTCTTCCAGTGCTTTCCTTATTTCAGTCTCAGACTCTTGCCCTGACTCCTCTATAAGTCTTAACACTTCGTTAGAAGGTTCGAACTTAGCCCATCTTGACCAAATAGGCGCGATATTCTCTTGAAGTTTAGATGCCCCCTGTTTGATAGAGTCGAGAGAGGTCGAATCAAAGATTCTATCCATCTTCTTTTGGCCTTTATCATCTCTGTTAAATAGGTTTCTTTGAGGCAGGAAGTATTCATAAGCATCATCAAGCACATCCTCCCACTTCGACATTTGCTCAAACGCTTTCTTTTCGCGCTCTTTAATACTTCTAAGGCTACCTAGACCTTCTGGTATAGCAGCCATTATCGCACTACCCGTGAAGGTCTTGAACTTGATATTGTTCGACTTGTTGCGCCTGATGTTGCACTTCCACCACTCGCGCCAATTAAAGAGCCTGCACCGCCACTACCGCCTCTAGTACCTGCGCTCGCTGCTGTTGCTGGCGTTACTGCTGCGCCCGATAATAGTGAAGCTCGACCAAGCTTACCTCTAGCAAGCATTTTGAATCTTTCTTCGTTTTCTTCTATCTCTTTATCAAGCAAAGAGCGTTGACGCACTTCTAATGCTTTTTCTTCTGCTGTCTTAGCTGGACGTTTCGGACTGCTACCCATTTTGTAAGCTCCTGTATAACTGGTAAGGTGTAAGGATAAAAGGATTTCTAACACCTAGATATTGTTTAACATGCCCCACGCAAGTATTCATCATGATAGCTCTTTTTGATTTCTTCGGCTTTATCTTGATAACGGATTTGTTTTGTAGTATATCACCAATTTTGGCAAGTGTATAAATTTCAAGCTTATCTATTGTTTTGTTGCTTACTATTAATCTGTCGCCGTCCGGTATGATTAGAAAGCAGTGGTTAATCAAAGGATTCAGGAACGGCTTTAGGATATGGTTTGTCTCTCCATCCTCAAACACGACATAAACGCTAACCGAACACATTGAATTTAACCTGCATTGGTCTAGCGTTATTTGATGCTCTCGGCTTGCCTCCCATATTCTCAGACCAGCCTAAAGCTAATGTTTGTAGTGCGTCAGCACCGTGAGAGGCCCAATCATGCAGCGGTTGGGTTTTAAATATGCCTTTCTTATCATCCCACTCATACTGATAACTAGATATGCAATTTAAACCATGCTCCGCTCTTGTGTCGTCTATCCATAGTCGTGGAAATATACGTCTTACTGCATCATGGCCTTCTGATTTTGTTTTAGGTCGCTGCACTGTGCGAAAGCTAATGCCCATCCTAGCTGCTGTAGCTTTGCGAGTCTTACCTGTTGATAGCTCTCTAACTTCTATATCGTGTGGCGCTAGATGTTGATCATAACTAATACCATGCTTTGCAGCGAATTCTTGAAGATATTGGATGTAATGCTCTATTCCCTGATTGTTATTCTCATAATAGTGAAGTAATCGAACCTCTTTACCAACTATCTGAAAGAACCAAATAGACATAGCGTCGCTTATACCTAAATCCCAAGCAGTGTGGACTTTTATCGACGGCTCAACAGGTATAGAACCTATCCTTCTATCATCTCTTGCTGTTGCTAGTTGAGTCGCATAAATAGCCCCAGGTATTTGAGCATCAAAAGAGCAGTAGTATTCTTGCTGTATCTTTTCCTCGCTCATCCCTTCGTCACGCTCTTGCTGGATTATATCTGGACCTATAACCGGCGCGCCATCTTCTCGCTTTGTATCATTGACGGTTAGCAGCTCACAAAACCAGCCTTTTGACTTCTTAGC